CTAAGAATCTAATTCAAACAAATTAACCACTTGCGGATATACCTCACATGAAATAATTTTATGATAGCTTGCAATTGTTTCCAAATCCCTACACAGAATGCGACGATCAAAATCATCAAGCAAATATGTTTCAACTTCCGGCACTTCCAAATTATGACTTACCCAATAACGTTTCTTATTTTTGACATCAGTAACCAAGTCCTTTGTTATATACTTAAGAATGTACCTACCCGCCCGTAGACTGTCTTTTATGACCGTTGCCGTAGTCCAACCCAACTTGTACCGCCCAAGCAGATATATGACCTCATTTGTACGTCTATAGCGTGTCCTAACACCTACCTTGTACTTTTTAATTACCTTTTTGCCGGAATCCCTTATATCCATGCCGCTAATATTCGAAAACAGGCCGTGGAAGTGATAAGCACCATCTTTATGCCGTTCTGGTATGATCAGATAACACATATTAGGACAGTAGCGCTTTTTCATATTTTTGAGCCATTCAGACAACTTTTTTGAGCATTCTTCATAATCAAATCTGTTTATCTTTTCCTTTGAAAAAGTAAATGTAACAAAATATTCCCACGTGTTTGACCGCACATAGGAATACACTTTATCAACCGTCCTTTTTCGGCTGTTTTCTACAGACCGTTCAAGATCACTAAAATCATGAACATCTTTAACAGGCTCATGATTCCAAGGATCAAGCTCTGGTATTTTCAGTTCTTTTTCTTTTTTTTCTCTATCCCCTTTTTCGTAAACAGGCTCATGATAAACTCTAACCTGCTTACTCAAATCCGGATAAGTGATAATTTTAACATCATACATTTTTATCCCCTTTTTGACACCAAAATATAAAAATGACTCTTAAATGTTGCTATAGTCGAGTAATGTGCCCCAGGGGGCACATAGCAAACAAACTCATTTACACTTAGAAATGATGTCTCACATGTACGTCTTGCTGACGCAAGGCGAACACGTGAGACATCATTATTAAACAGACGGAAGTTTTGAAGCAAAGCCTTGACGCGAAAGACGTTGAACTTTTTCATATGTATCAAAAGAATCCCTCAATAAATCCGATTGTATAAAAGAACGTTTCCATTTTTTGCGAATTTTAATCTTGCGGTCATAATCTTTAGCATCTAAAAGCATATTATAATCATCAGCATCGTAACATTTAAGTCGTGTCCAGCGACCGAAAAATGTACGACATTCAATCACCTCATAGCATTGTTCCCTCAGCGGTTTTGCAACCCTCATAAAAACTTGTGACGAGCACAAAATAGTAATGCGCTGTTTTCGTTGCATCGTAATTTCACTAAGCAACGTTTCGGGAAAATCCTTGGAAACAGCAGAAGAAAATTCATTTTGAATTTCATCAATCGCGAAAACAACACCGTCCTGCCCATTACGATACAACAATAAATCTTTAAGATTGTTCAAAGCACCCGTTTGCCCTTTAAAATCAAAATTAGTATATATATGTGCCTTAGGATATTTTTTGTGTAGCTTTTCAAGATACCAAGTTAAACCAATTGTCTTACCCTCGCCTTGACGGCCACAAAACATTTTTACACCAAATGGCCGGAATATCACAATGCCACGCTTTTTCCGATACAAAACCAATTTTAAATCAATAATTTTCCAATAAAGAAAAACAACAAAGTGACCAAAAAAAGAAACAATAGACGGAGATTTAAAACAAAGAAAGCACAATAAAATAAATCCCCAAAAAAACTTTATTAAATCATTAAAAGTCATTCTAATCAACCCCCGGAATTTTTTTGTAAATCCATTCAATAATCGCCCAAGCAAAATGTATTCCAGTCCAAAGAGCAAACGAGCCAATGCAAAATGCCCATACATCAAGCGGAAAAATTAAAAGTCCATAACCAATAACAACCGAAGCGTCACCAATCCATGACGGAATATTAAGTGGTGCGGAAAACATAGAAATAAGAAATTCCACCAATCCGAAAAATATACTACAAATAGATTCAATAATCATAAATTATCCCTTTCCAGAAGAAAACATACCCTCATACAATCTCGCATTCCTAATCAATTTATAAATCTGATTAATATAATAAATGACCATAAAAACAAAAAATACACCCCGCACCCAAGACCGCACAGTAGGAAGAATATCACGAAACGAACCAAAAGAAACAACAGTAGCAGTAGCACCCATTATTGTAATTGTTATATCTTCCAGATCACCGCCCGAAAAATCACCTATTATTTCCAATAAATTCAAATATTCCTCAAAAGGTAAAACAGATTTTAACAAAACAAGCAAAGAATCTATTTTATCATTAAAATAGGTCGGAGAAGGAACAAAAAGAGATATCAATAAATCCTTTAATCCAGCTATTATTTTATCCGGCATAGATAAAATTGCGGATAAAATGCTAGAAAGTCCTTTTGCAATACCATCAAGAGATGGTTCAACGTCAACAATTGGCGGATTATCAGCATAATCACCTACTAATACACCAACATCCGCTAAAGCCTTTGCAAGCAATTCAGGTGTATCAGCTTCCCTAATATTCTTGAGGACTGTTTCAAGTTCTTCCGACGTTGCAGGAATAGTAAAAGAGGGAGCGACAACCGGAACAACATCAAGTGCAGATGCTTGCAACGATAAAACCGCACTAGCTATTTTTTCCGGTACTAATGCATCCTCAAAACTAACAGATGAAATGTATTTTTCACCATCTACCCCAAATATAATTGGTACATCAGAAGACATATATACAGCACCTAAACCAAAATTCCAACCAGCCAAATAAGGAACAACATCAACACTAACCAATTGATCAGTATGAGAAGCATATTTATAAGAAAGTGCCGTATAAGAATCACCCACAACACGCACTGAAGCGTTTCCAGTGCTGGTAACATTAAGAACAATATCAGTTCCAAAAGACACCCCACTTATTCGCCTACTTCCAGTATCAGAAGAAATATAAGTAGCAAGAATATAAGGAGTACCACTACTATATAAATTAGCAAAAACCTCACAATCAACACCAAGTAAATCAGGCGGTAAACCTATATATACAGGATAACCCCTCTTATCAGTAGCGTACGAATCAAGTTTACAAAGCTCATCATTCACCGAAGACAAAACATAACTAATTAAAGACGGACTAAACGAAAAATCAGTAGTACCATAACCCAAGCAAGAATCAGAATTCAAAAAATCTCTAACAGATGTTATCCACTGATTACACAAAGATTCCTTGTAACTGTCCGAATCCTGTCCCCACCAAGTTTTATCCTTTGATTTTTCCGCAAGATTATCCAGAAAATCAGGAGTTTCAACCCTTGCCTGTGCTTCCCACGCTAAAGCTACACTAGGTAATGCCTTTGACGTAACACGAACACCCGCCGAATTCATAAACAACTCAAACGCATATAACATTTCATCCGTCCACGTAACAGCAGTAGTTGTACTAGATGCCCAAACATCAAGATAAAAGCAAGAAACATTAAAAAACAATATCAAAAATGCCAAAAAAACAGAAATAAAACGTTTCACATTATCACCCCTTTAGAAGAAAAACCCCCCGAACATCAGTCGAGGGGAAAACAGTTCAATTACAGAAACTTGTAAAGAATTCGGGGAATCAAGGCGATTCCAACCATGATGCCCATGATTGTCAATCCCACCGGAAGCAGAACACCAGCATTAGCTGTAATTCCGTCTACAATTGGTGTTAGCATAGCCTCAGTAACAACTACCATAGTTATTTCTCCTTTCCGCATGCCACTAATCAAAGAAATAGAAGAGTGGACGCAATATGATATATACAATAAGTATCGCAAAAGCAACGTTAACTGCAAAGAGAACAGTTACATTAATTTGCGTTACATTACTGTTAATAGAATATAACAGTTCTTCGGCAGACATTTCACCATCATAGTCCACGAAAACCGAATAAACATCATTATCTAAAATATCATCATCAACAGATACTATAATTTCCGAAGCATCGGAAGAAGTAGCAGTATATAAAATCATAAAAGACAACCTTTCCAATACATAATTTGACGGATTGAGCGAAAACTGGTAAAAACCGGAAAATTAGCGACAAAACTCTTTAAGTCTGGAAAGTCTTATAGAATATAGGCTGGAGGGGTTTTGTCGCTAAATATTGAAAAACGACAAAACTATAAAACGACAAAACTATATGGCTTGGTTTTGTCGTTTTTGTATATATTTTATTTTAAAATTGTGCAGGGCATAAGCTCAAAAAAGGTGAATAAATATACATGGCATTCATATATTATACATTCCTAAACACAAAAACAAACTATTTCCATATAATGACGTTGGAGTCGAAAGCTGTGGGGAAAATAATGGGCAAAGTTATTTGCGGATGAGATTCTTCCAGCGATTAATGAGAAACGAATATGATAATAATGCTGGCTCTTAGCTTGAGCTGACTTGATATTGGAAACTTGCAACATGTGGGCAGAGATGGTACAATCATAGCAAAAGGGAGTGTTACTATGCCATTACAAAGAGAACAACTTTACACGATTGGTGTTAAGGGCTGCCATGGTGCTCCTTATTGGATGATTAAGATTGTATCCTCAGTAGTAAGCGGATGGACTATTTCATCAAATAAACATCCTATATGCTGACCGGTGTTCGGGAATATTGGATTATAGCTGAACTATGGCTACACAGATTTCTGGAGAGATGGTTGCTAGGTCTAATTTAGGGGAAGCTCTTGAAAGAAATGCTGCGAGAAGGGAGAGATGCCGTTTATTACATGAACTGATGGAAGATGGCGTGATTTCCATGAGCAAAGCTGCTGAAAAAGCCAAAATGACAGAGGCAGAATTTCTTGAAGAATTAAAGGAGTTCAATCTCATTCAGCAATAATCAGATGACTATAAGTCCATAGTATAAATGAAAGAAGAGATGGCTGCTAAGTGTACTCTTGGTTTCGGCAAGCTGTCAAAATCCCATGATAAAACGGCGGAATTTTATGAGCAGAAAAATTTCCATAAGCGAGGCTGCTGAAAAAGCCAAAATAACAGAGGCAGAATTTCTTGAAGAATTAAAGGAGTTCAATCTCATTCAGCAATAATCAGACGACTATAACCATTACAGAGTTCTGCATGGACCAGAGAAACATAGTTGGTAATACGAAAGATATTGGCAGATATGATTTGTTTGGTGTTATCATGGTTGGCTTGTCGAAACAGCTCGTTGAAAGTGATGCTGACGAATTAAAACTGCACAGACTTCTTGGTACATTATTTGCAACGAAAATGAAGCCGGAAGAAAAGAAAAATATTCTGTCGGATGAGTTTGAAATTCCAATTGAAGCACTTGGGCAAGTTGCCGCTGGAAAATAATCTGACTTGCAAACTCCTTTCGTAACAATAAGAACGGCAATCAGTTTGTTAACCAATTGCCGTTCTTATTGTTACGAAATTTTAGTATGTTTCTATCTTGTTCATATTTTCTGGTATCTGCGAATAATCAAAAATCAATTTTTCAATTGATGCAATGACATTGCGTTTATTACTTACACTCATTTTTTCTAGTGCTTTATAATCAAGACTGATAATCTTTAGCATAAAGCCTAAATCCCAAAGCATATTATCTCGAAAATTTTTTAATTGTATATTAGTGTCCTTAATATTACATTCAGTTGCGAATTTAAACCCAGAGATAATATCATTAATAATATCTATATTATCGCGATCAAATGCACTAAGCAATTCAAAAATCTCATCTTGTGTTTCTTTTTCAAAAATCAACGCGTTTTTTTCTGCGATAGAGAAGAATTTGTGTTGATTTAGCATGTCTGCCGTTTTTGCCATCAGTTCTTTGTTATCTTCATCAGGGATTTCCACCTGATTGCCAAATTGCTCTGTTTTTAAAACATAGAACATAACAGAAAAAACTAAGACATATGGAGATACGTCAACTTCCTTATCCAGTATAGCATCTAGCTGTTTCGAGTTCATCCGCATTTTAATACTCTGAGCACTTCCTCCTATGCGGCTTTGATGATACCACTGGTTATATGAAATACTATCATCGTTGTTTTCTTCTTCCGTCAAGGCTTCATTTGCATTAATCCTTCTAAGTAATTGCTCACGAGTGATACCAAGTGATTGCATACGAGTTTTAATAACATCTACAAGACTTTCAGGAATTGGGATTTTTCTTTCGACAGTGTCGAAATTTGTAAACCAAAGTTGCTCCTCTATTTCTTGTTTTGTATATTTGAATTTTAGAGATGCATAGATTTTTTCTGCAATAACATCGGGGCTACTATCAGTACAAGAAATAAATTGAAGTATCGAATGCAACTCATGATTATCCATTGATTGTATGTTACCGCTTTCAAGTTTTGAAATATATGCAGGACTTTTTTTTATATGCTCAGCAAGAACTTTTGCCTGTATTTTGTTCTGGAGTCGGATACTTCTTAATGTTTCTGCCAGTTCTGGCGTTACTATTACACGAGCCACAAAGCCACCTCCCCTACATCGAAATGATATTTAAAACTATACCACACCTAGATACTTAAGTCAATAAATTCACTTAAAATATATTATAGTAAAATATTTTACTCAACTACTTGACATTTGTTTTGTCCTAGATTATAATACTTCCATATTATATAAGAGAGGAGATTCTATGAAACTCAAAGCACTTAGCCACTATGACGGCAATTTGGATACACGGTACGGAGATTGCATCCTGTTATCCGACAGCACATCTCTTGTAGTGTTCGACTGTGGTCATACCAAACATACGGAGGCTGTAGAAACGTTCTTGCAGTCAAATTCGCTCATTACACAGATACATATCGTTGTTTCGCACAACGATAGCGACCATACCAGCGGAATATGCGAGTTGCTTGGATGGCTAAACGATCGTAGCAAGTATTCGGTTTGTGTATATTCGCATCAGTACCTGAAACATGTCGATACAATTCTTGACAAGATTGATGATGGCCGAAGGACGCGAGAGAGTTTAAAGAAAGCACTGCTTGCTGAATTTGATAATATCAAAGAAATAATTGAAACTGCGCAGGCATGTGGTTTCACTGCAAAGGAAGCATTGAAGGGAACAAGCGTAGGTAATTGCTCAATCGTCGGCCCGACAGAAGAAGAGTTTACTGCTGTTGCTGCAAAGGCGGTAGACAATCGTGTAGATAATAATATCGGCGAAGGTCACGCAGAAGAAACCGTAATGAATGCGGCAAGTATACAGTTGAAGTGTAGGCTGGATAATGCAGCCATTACTCTGCTTTGCGGAGATGCCTCACCCACATATTTACATAATCTCGATAGCTATGATGTTATACAGCTACCTCATCACGGGCAGTTAGCAGATGCCCAAGCAGTGTTCCAAGAATTAAAAGATTCATACAGCAAAGACTATCTGATTTCCGATAATACGGGGACGGGAACAACGAGCGGCGGTTCAGATAAATTGGTGCAATATATGAAAGAAGAATGCTATAATCCGGCGATGAATACCAAGAACGCACCGGTGCACATACCTACTGTTGGTATTGGCATCACAACCACGACAAAACCGCAAGGAGTCAAACTCGGTGAGATGGATTTTAGATGCCGGTGA